GGGCGAACGGGGTTAAGGTAGAGCTGATAATGAGCCGGTGATTTTAACAGTTCTTTCATACCTGAGTAGTTTAAACACTGTAGGGCATCATACTGGACGCGTTTTATATCGAGGATAGGCATAGATTTTTTTGTTAGTTAGTTGTGAGTAGATTATTTAATTAAAGCGATGATAGCGTCAGATTGATAAGGGCGTCGAGACTTAATTGCGTGCAGGCAAGCGGAAGACCCCACGTCGAAAACTTCGCAGGCCTTCGGTCGGTTCGGGTATATGCCACATGATCCGCAGCTGACGAGGTGCTTACAACGGTTCTCGAGTTCCACGAAGGTCAGTTCGTTAATGGTAACTGTCCGTCCTCGGGTAGACCAGAAATCGAGGTTCAGTTTATCGGGGACGATAGGAACAAGGATAGATTCGCAACAAGCACCCCGACATAATTTACAGGCCTCGGACATTCGGCTTACAGCTCGTGGTCATCATAAGGCTCTTCAACGGTATGCGATACTTCCCGAGCGTGTTCAAGGGCTAATTCAGCGTAATGTTCTAATCGCTCCAGGTTGTTCCGGCTAACGCGTAGGGCGAGGACGATGGAGTGAATGCGGTCGTGTAGTGGCTTTACATCGGCAATCTCTTCCAAGCGTTCAGGCTCGATGCGGTTGGCTTCGATGAGAGCTGCGAGTATTGCGTTCTCGAGGTTGGCGTGGTCGTTACGGACAGTCTGCGTGTTATGGTTCAGTTCACAGTCCGATAGGTTGTCGCGGATTAAGCGGAGTAGGCGCTCAATGTTTTCTGTAGTGGAGTTGCTCATTGTATGTTAAAAGTCGGCTTCGATTAGTTTCTGTTTACCCCGAACGTAGATTTTATAGTCGGAGCGTTCAAGGGTTGGTAAATACTCTTTCTTCCACTTCTTGAGTTCACGGCTAAAGTCTGCTTTAGTCTCTTCGCGAATCTCAGGGAAGGCTTCCTGATCCAGCCAAAGCACCAGCACATATTCCTCGGTGCAAGCGTTCAGCGATTTAATAACGGCCTTAGGAATTGTTTCCATTTTCTCTGCGTTCCTTGTAGTATTTGTCGAGGTCTTCGAGTGCGCGTATCCATCGGCCTTCGTAGGATTGAGATTCAACTCGCCAATATAAAACCTGTTGCTCAAGTATCTTCTTTTCTTGCTCAAGAAGTTTGACCTGCTTCTCCAGCACATCAATCGCCAGAGCGTTAAATTTATCAGTAAGCTCTTTACTCATTGTTTTCTTTTTTAGGATTAAGTTCTCTCCATTCCCAGAGTGCCTTCTTCATGTCTGTCGTAGTGCCGTTGAGCATTAGGAAGGCTAGGCGATCACCGGCAACCTCAAGTGCTTTAATTCGGGCTTCAGCAGTCAGTAGTTTATTATGGTTAGTGATACCAGCCACGAGGTCATCGAGTGAGACCATAGGTACGTCTTTCATAAATTCTTTATCGGACATTGTTAGTTCCTGCGATGTAGGATTGTTTTAATGGGCCTGCTAAAGCCTCTACCTTTGCAGCTTGAGGTGCTACAGGCGTAGAAGCACGGTGTCCATCATCGTCGAGGTCAACGGAGATACCGCAGGCCGTCTGTATGCTTTGTCTGCGTATGTATGTTAAAGCACCACCGACTTGTTGAGCCGTTATGTTCTCGGCTTTCACCATCAATTTGCCGAATGGAAAAGATGTGCCTGAGGAGTGTAGGAAAGAAGTTTCGATACCGACTTTGCCTTCGTCAGATACGAGCGTTTGAATCATCGCTAAATTGTGTTTATGCAATATAGGTTTGATGGCTTCGAGTAATGCGTCGAGCGAGACATACATTGACTTTTTGGTCGCAGTCGAAAACGCAGGATTTATTTTATTGCCCTTAACATTCTCAAATTCCGCAAGGGCATTGATTAAGTCGGCAGTGGGTGTTGTTGGTTCTTTAGTAGGCATAGGTTTTATTGTGGTGAAAATTATTTACCATTTAGAAACTAGTTTCATTGGTATTAAAGCAATTCTGACAGAAATTTGTCCTTCGTTATCATTTTCTAATTCTTCGTATCTAATTACGCTCCATTTATCTCCTAGATAATTAGCATAAGGATTATGTGAACGAGAGAATAATTTTGAATCTTCTTGGTCAATTACACCAAAAAATGCAATGGCTGGTATTCCGTCTTTTGTTGTATGTGTTCCAAATTCGGTAACACAAATAGTCAATTCTTCATCAGAGTTAATTCTGACAGTAATTTTTCTGGGCTTAAGTTCACTCATTTTGGTGAAAATTATTTGGCGAGTTTCTCAATCTCCTCGACTGAGTATTGTCCAATCTCGCCTTTGATACGGAGATTAAAATACTTCTTATCGTTCTTAACCGTGGGCTTCAATAGCCGGGCCACTGATCCATCGGCGAGGACAATGTATTGAGAGTTTGGAATTTGTTTAACGTAATCAATTCCGTCTTTATTTTTATTCATATTATGATAGTTTGTTTTTAAGTGCGTAATGTAATAGCAAATAGGCATCAGCCGTAGCAAGTGTAATTCGTTTCTGATTAGGGAAAAGTTTTATCGCTTCGTCTTTGAGGCGGTTCTTCCACTGAGTCGTGGTCTGCTCACCTTTCGTGCCGATGTTGAGATACTTTTGCCAAACTTGCGGTGTAATGTGGTGAGTTTTGTAGGCAGAGAATCTCCCCACGATCCAACCGTACGAGTAACCGAGTTTGAATGCAGCAGAAGAAGGAATAAATCTACCGACGTAGGGTGGTACTTTTTCAACAATGATAAGTGTTTTCTGGTTAATCGTAATTTTTTCGAGTTCATTATTCTTACCGCAGATAGTAATAGCCCCTCCTTTATATACCCAACCACCGTTCGCTCCAGGGTCGATGGCGAGAAAAAAGGTTGAGTCGTCGATGTAGGACATTTCTTTTTCATAATCGTATCAGTTAAAGGTTTTGCAATGGGGTTTATTTGCGAGTTAAGTTTCCGACCCGTTCAGCGTAATCAGATTTAGCGCGACGATGGTCGAATCCGATACGGCTCGCAGCTGTGAAGCCCATATTCCAACAGAGGGCTAATTGCTCGGGGCTAGCATTAGTGATACCTTTACTAGCTAGCCGTTCTCTCAGTGATCGGAGCAAAGCCAAAGCCACTGCGTCCTGAGCCTCTGGGTATTTCCATTCTCTATCGTACGAGTATGCTAGCTTACCTTCCCGCATTAACTGCGTGCAACCATCAATCCAAGCCGAGCGATGGAATTGATATGCTCCTCGGGCTTTACCCTTGTCCCCGATGGCCCAGTAATCATCTCCTGTCTCGACCTGAGAAATTGCTGAAGCAATAGCAACATCGTCGAAAGCGTGGGCGTAAGTAGCAGAGAGAAGAAGTGCGATGAGTGGTGTTAGTTTCATAGTAATTATTTAATGTCTCCGGTTGGAATCACTCGCTTGCAAGTAATCGCAAAGCCGTCGGGATACTTGTATTCGTAACTTAACGCGATACGACCACCGAAGTCTGACACCATAAAGAACGAGTCGGTTATGCCGTCACGGGCTAATTCTTTCTTAGCAGTCTCGAGGTGCTTCTCGGCTAGTTTCTTAGCGTTCTTAAAGTGGATAATGTCTCCACGCAGGATAGCGTCGTTAAGATAACCCAGCTCGTATATGAGCCAAGTGATAGTTTTGTGATCGGTGAATTTCATAGCTGCGGAGTTTTGGTGGTGTTGGGATAGGTTGTAGTTCATACCCCATTAGTCATAACCTTTGACTGCCACCTGTCCAGCCCAAATGCAAAACTTTTGACTAGACCCAAATCGGTCAGCCAAAGTCCACCTTAAGTGACCTTCTAGACCCCCCTAGAAACCACTCTAGAATGGCTCAGGAAGCCTTTTGACGGCGAACCCGTACAAAGACCGCAATCCCGACCCCTACTACCCCAATTACTAGGGCAAGCCCAAAGTCCTTTGCGACTTGTAACCCTTGTGTAGCCACGGATAAATTCTTCTCTAGGTTCTTGTCATCGCTCAGGACACCAGCGTCCGTTATCAGCATAGCCATAGCGTGCGAGTTCTGAAACGAGTCTAGCACGTACTCGCAAATCCAAACCGTAGAGGCCGAGGCAACAAGCGAACAGGCAAGTATAGCAATCAAAGCCCAGGTTAAGTGCTGGTGCTGGTGATCCGTGGGAATTGTCCCCGCGTATTTACTTCTTCGTTTTTTTGCCACGAGGTTTTAATTTAACGTTGTTAACTTCCTTCTGTCCTCTGGCTTTAACATACTTGATGAGGTAGTCAGTAATCTCAGGCGCACAATACCCGCAACCGCCAATGACGCAGAGTCGCAGTGATTCAGATGAGATGTAGTCTTTCACACCATAGCCGACCAAGACCGCCGTAATGCTCGCAGCTGCAAGCCGACGAAGCACCCAGCCGATTGTCACCGGCTCTTCGCTCATTAGCAATCGTGCCGTCATCGCAAGGCCTCCTAAGATTGACGCGATCAGTCCGTCCTTAACAAGTCCGTTAATGTCTTCTGGTGGCTTCACGAGATTTTAGGTGGTTGAGAATTTTTATCCAGCAAGACGCGTCGATAGTTTTGTTTCCATAGCACCTCGCAGAGATACTTACCAATGGCATCAATGCGGGCTTCGGAAAGGTCAGGGTGTATTAGGTGACTGGCCTCGTGGCATAATACTTCGAGCTGACGCTTCGCTCCGAGTCTAGGGTCAATCTCGATTAGCGGAGAGCGTTCGTCGTGGGTTGCCTGTCCCCACGCTTTCTCTTTGCCGAGTTTCCGATAGATAACTTTAGGGCTTCGGCTCTTCTTCGGCATTTTCTATTTTGCGAACCTTCCACCATAGGTGATAGACTGCGATCAGGAGTGAGAGGAGCAACGCCCCCGAAATGATAATTGAAAAGTAAGGAGACTGAACGATGTAGGGAACACTGCCAGCGACCGCACCGCAGGCGATTAGTTTAAGGCCAGCGTCTCGCGCGAAGAAGGCGAATGATACTGCCCCGACTGCGAAGAGTGCTAGGCCGACATAGGTGAACGACGAAGTGCCGTTAGATTTACCAATGGCTAGTGCTTCTTCCGTTGCGTCTCCTAAATCGTACTCGTCGAAGTCTTCAATGACTGATGAGACAATCCCTTTGCCTGTTTCCTTAACGACGGACGCACACCCTATCAATCCAACCAGGAGTAAAATGTAGAGTGCAATTATCCGCATAAATCATCGTCCCTTAAGAGCGTCGAGCAGTTTCTTACCGGAGTCTTCGGTCTTAGCGATTTTCTCCGCGTTCTTGCGAAAGAATAAAGCACCTGCGATGAAGCCGAGAATTAGAGCTGTGAGGAATGTATAGATGTATGCCATAATTATTAAATGAGTTCGACTTTTACCAGAGGGCCGAGATCCGTGGGAGTTTGAGCGGTGTCAAAGGTCACGGTGATTTCAGAGTCTGTTAAAGTTACGGGTTCGCCGGTGAAGTTAGGGAAGATTACAGGCACGACTTCGGGTGGACAGATTGAGGTGTCAAGTTTGCCGAGTAAATAGGTGATGCGGTAGGTAAACATTTTAAAGGTTTGTTTGGACGAACATATCTGAAGAAGAATAATTTAATGCTGAACCTGTAATGATTGCCGTGTTTTGTGTTTCGACTTCAAGAATGCCTGTATTAGTTCCGAGCAATGCCGTGGGTGCATTGGCTGAAGTTGCTACGGACGAACCATTCACAAACATCGTTGCCGTTCCTGCGTCTGCCACAATGACAACATCGTAACTTTGATTTGCCGTTGGAGTAAATGATGAAGTTACATTGTAAAGTGTTGTTCCGTTATGCACCTGCAATTCTAACGCACCATTGGCCACTTGTCTGAATCCAATTCCTCTGACTGATAAATCTCCTGCTGTGGGCGATGGGATACTCTTACCAAGTAAGAATCTGAATACGGTATTAGCGTCTGCGGTTGTGGTTGTCTTAATAAATCTACCGCCAATCGTTGTGCGTTTTGTAAAATCTGCACCAGAAGCCGATTGTTGAGAGCGTGATGAATTATAATTAAATATGTATGCAATCGCTGAACCAATCGCAGTCGTAGGGCCAAATACATTTTTTGTTTGTCCACTTACAGTTGTTGAAGCACCAACACCAGAAACCGAAGATGTCCAAGTGTAGACCATCGAAAGGGGTTTGTATCCTGCAAATACTTTAGCGTCTAACAAAGTCGAAGGATTAACAACCGTAGTCGTAGAAGTTCCGGCCTGAGCTTGCGTTGATGTAGCAAAAGAAGCCTGAGCAATATAAGTCGACGATGCCGATGACTGCGTTAAATAAGTTGAAGCTGCGTTCGAGATTGTCAGGTAGTTTGCGACTGCTGATGCCGTGCTTAAATACGCGGTCGCTGGTTCGGTCGACATTGTGCCAAGACTGATCCATTCGGTGTTGAAATTGGTCGAGTTGATTTTGGCTAACACTTGTCCAGTCGTTCCACCTACCGGAAGAATTGCCCCTGCCACTCCGCCAACA